AACTTTAATAAGAGCAGGTACATGCTCTACTAACGTTGGTTCTTCTTCCATCTTTGGTACAGCCCGTGGTATATGTACACCACCAGAAAGCCCCAAATTAAAACTCCCATCAATATGCCTAAGTGTTTCACGAAAATTTAATTTATATTTATAACTAATATATGAGAAACAATCAAAACTATGTTGTTCAGGGTAACCAAAGTCTGTGTAACGTAATCTACCGTTAATCAGAGCTATAGAGACTGTAGGATTATTATCCTTGCGAAGATCACTTTTAAACTTTTTATTAAGTTCTTGAAAAGTAGAGCAATAGTATTTAAATATCTGGTACTCAGATACTTTACTAAGTAGCACATCTTTTGTTAAGCTATCTTCGCTGTGTCTTGTATGTATCATAGTAAATAAAAAGAGGTGCGCTAGTTGTCTAGATCTATCTTAATAGGGAATACCCATACCTCCTATATTATTTATAACCAATCATTAGTAACTGGGGCTGCAGCACCTACAACTTCTGCCGTAGGGGTTACAACTTCAGGACTATAACTCTGTAAGAGTAGATCAGCATTGTACTCAGCGTTAAACGTACCATACTCATCATTTAATGAACGCACAAACACATCATCACGCTTAGGCTTCAGTCTGCCAAAGTAACGATTATATGTTTGCTGGTACTTACCATCTTTAACCCCAAGCATAACTCGAAGCTTGTTATCTACTAACGAAGCTGATAAATCCTTCAGCTCTTTTACATTGCCTTTGACAATCTCATCAATAGTTTCAAAGTAACACTCTCCATCGCTAGGAATATTAGCCCAAGCTTTTATAAAATTGATAAGAGTTTCTTCACCGGGGTACGTACGACGTATACCGTCAGTCTTAAACCAATCAGGTGCAGACTCAGGTTTTGTAGCCCAAGTTACTTGTCCTAAGTTATTAGTAATCTGAAATTTCCCAGTCTTAGATGCAGGACGAACCTCATCACCGATAAGAATTTCTACCTTAGTGCTAAAATCATGCTCGTCATTCTTAATCCAGAATACGATTTTATTTTTAACATTATCCCCAAGCTGAATACCTGTATAATTAGGTTCAGTCTTCATTTGGATCCCAAGAGAATTGAGTTCCGCAAGATTAGGGTTAACTGCGATTACAGATACAGGTGCAATACCTGTGAATAGGGGAATACCTCCCCCGCTTACTTCCTTGTCGGAAGAATTAGATTGAATAGCCATTAGTCTTGAATTTCTGTGTTATATGAATTATTATCTCCTTTGTGATCTAGTCCCTCTTCTACTCTTGTTTGGTCGTTCCACCCCCCTGAGCTTGGGAAACTTTGAACATCTACAACTGCAGTTACATTCTCTGTTTCTACAGGAATAGAAGTTTGATTAACATCTACAGTATCGTCTATAAGTTGCACACGTATTACTTGGTGCTTCCTAACTCTAAGCTTACTTAGTTTAGGATGAGAAAATACCATCTTTAATTCTGCTGTAGTTAATCCGTATTTCTTACGTATACCTGCACGGTCTATACCGTTACCGAGATCTATTATTATCTGGGACACCGTCAAAGTTTGGGGTGTTTCTTCTTGAGTTACCTCCGGGGTAACCTCTACTCTTGCGTCAAATGACATGTTTAATTAATTAATCGATAAAAATATTTGTCCACTCCAATTCAGCATCTAATCCTCTTAGATGCTCACAACGTGAACCTGCTGTGTCGTCGTTTGTTGAGTCAAACGAAATCTTAGTTGCATTATCTCCCCTGTACACATAACCGATAGCGTCAGAGTTTGCACATGCAATTTCTCTTAGTTTACCAGATAGTGACAAATCGTTAGCTTTAACCTCCTTACCATTCTTAGTTAGGTACTTGTCTTTCAAGTGACCTACAAAGATGACATGAGGAGCCAACTGCGATAGACGATTAAACCATTTCATAAAAGCCCTACGTAAATACAAGTAGCCTGCCCCATTAGGGAGAGTTAACACAGATAAACCTTTATTGTCTTTATCAAAGTTTTTACCCATCGGGGTAAGTCTGTATAACTGTTTAGCATCTTCTTCACACCACACCTCGAGTTGAGTAATAGTGTCAATAGCAATGTATTTATAAGGTTTTCCTTCGCTAATAATAGCCTTCCCAATCTCAGCAAGCTCAGCGAGGGAGTTTGCTTTAACCTTAAGAGCGTTTACCATGTCAGACCCATCTTCTAGGTCAATGATAAGACAACCCTCAAGTTCTGAGAGAGACGTGGTCTTCCCAATCTTGGGAGCACCATATATAATCATGTTTTTTGGTGATTTGCGAGACGCTTTAATCACATCTGTAGGTAGTTCCATCAGTTAAAGGAGTTATAATTTAGTTTATAATAATCAAACCAATGAGCTACTGACTTCTTAACAGTTTTAGTAGCAGGTTTAACACCTGTTTCTCGTTTCTTTTTTAGAGTCGCTCTACGACTTAGTTTCTCTTTCATTAATTGTAAATGTTGATAAATCTGTTTCAAATGGTATCATACCTAATAACCCATCTCTATTCTTTTCAATATGCACTGCCATCAACCCTACAGGGTCTTCATCGCAATACTTATCAGTAATTCCATATAAATCATACGGACGTTGTAGCATCATTACTACATGTGCGTCCTGACCAATAGAATCACCCCCAAATAAATCTGTTAATAAAGGTTGATACTGCTGTTTAGCTCTGTATTCCTGCTCAATATTTCTATTAAGCTGGGACAAGAGTATAGTAATGCACCCCATCTTAGCCTGTAAGAACATACAGGACTTAGATAATACATTAAGTCTTTGTAACTCTGTCTCTGCTTTACCAATAACTAGCCGAGAATGATCAATAAGATTAATAACACGAGCACCAGGGTGACGTGTAAATACCTCTTCATTAATCTTTGTAATCGATTCCATATCTTTAGGTATGGAGCAGAAGTATATAGGATATTTCTTATACTTCTGTACTGCATTTATATATGCTTCGTATTTATCCTTCGAAAGTTTCTGTTCTACAGATAGTAACTCAAAGGTTTGAAGCTTGGTGTCCTTAGAGCCAGCTCTTAATATTTGCTGTTCCCCAGGCATCTCAAAGCTCCAATACAATACAATCATTTCTTTCCCTATATTCTTATCTAAAACGTCAAAGATTAATTGGTTTGAGAAAGCTGATTTGCCTACACCGGGCCGTCCTGCTACAACATACATCTTACCAGGCTGCAGTCCGCCCATAAGATTTCTATTCAGTCTGTCCCACTTAGTAGGGAATATAGAGCGTCTGCCCTGCATCCCTGTATTAACGTCTCTAATAGAACGTTCAACTGATTTAGAAATGTGCCGCAATGCAGAGATATTAGTAATATCATAGCTTACGTGTGATTCTTCTTTGCTCTTCGGGAGATCCTTCATGTTCTATGTCTTCATATTTCTCCCATGTATAGTTATTTATCCAAGTAGGAAGCATCTGCATCCAACCCAAGGAGTCAGAAGACTTCCTTAGCACTAGTTCACTCTGTAAATTTTTGATTATTCTATCGTGGAGCATTTTACTACCATTGAGAATCTTTTTATATTTCTCTTTAGCTTTGTCATTGGCTTTAGCGTGTGCATCTTTAGCACGTAATACCCGCGTATTTCCATTGTTATATACTCTAATAGGAAAGTGGGAGAGAAGCTCAGACCATAGTTGATCGAAAGAAGTCTGGAATAAATCCAAGAATTTCTGTCGTATTATATGGTCTTGAGTCTCCTCCCCCAGCTTTATTAAACCTTTGGTTTGCAGAGAGTTTGTGTTTGGTTGAAGTTCTAACTTTTCTATTAAATCATAACACTCACTATACAAGAGATACAAATATAAGAAATCATCTGCAGTTATCCCAAATTTTTCAAGAGTTTCTGTATTAATTTCTAATATCATATCAATTATTTAAACACTACGGTTATCTCTGTACCTTTTACTGTTATAGTCATGTTATCTGACTGTCTCATTAACCCAATTAAAGAATCTTTAAATGGGATAATTGGTACTGGAGTCTTTGTAATAAAACTACCAGGATTACTCTGTTTATCTCTTCTAAGCTTTTGCATAGTCTGAAACTTACTTCTAATTCTAAGAGCAGTCATATTCTTCAGTGCTTCCGTAGAAAACATACTTTTAAAATCAACTAAAAGTTCTTTAGCTGTTTCAATTTGTACAGTCTTACTAGATCTGTACCTACTGAGGATCATGTCCTCCATCTTTTTAGTGTATTTAACATGCATTGTTAAAATGTGTTGTGAGATCTATGTCTCGGTTTATATTATTTAAATCTTTAATAGCATTGTTAAGCCATTTCTCTTCTTGAGAGTCTTTAACATAGAGAATGTATATTTTCCCTATTTTATCTTCGCTTTTACGAAGTAATCTACCAATACGCTGAATCATAGGAAGAGCCTTACTGTCTAATCCTACAATAACCCCAATACCCACATTAGGGATATTAAAACCTTGATTTAACGCTTTAGTAGAGCAGAGCACACGACAGTCTCCTTCTGTAAAACACTTAAGTATTTCTACTCTTTGTTTAGCTGTCTTCCCAGAATGATATGATATACCCTCTGTTGCTTCAGCCATTTCATCTGCAAAAGAATTAGTACCACCAAAGGTGAGGATTTTCTGGTCCTCATGATGATCTACAATTCGCATTGTATCTGTAATTTTAGATGCAGCATGTTGTACAACTTTCTTTCTCCCACGTATAGAATTCATAAACTGTGCAGCTAAGCCTTTGTTACCTCCAGCTGTCCCAGCTAAAATTGCTTGAGCCTTAGTGAAAGCATCATAACCCCCAAGTGCCATCTTCATCTTAACAAAGAGCTTCTGATACCCATCGTACTCAGCTTTCTCTTCGTTTGTTAAAGGCACCCCAAAGCAATATATCTGATATTCAGCAACATACCCATTCTTAACACACTCATCCAAGCTTATCTTGTATATAGGTGGGGCAAGATTGATAAGAACTTGACGATATTCAGGTTCTTCAGGTAATGTAGCTGTCATGCACAGTATCCTATCGTAGGTGTTCTTAGTAAAGAATTCCCTGTATATAGGAGATAAGCCTAAATGTATCTCATCACATAATACAATGTGATAATGTTCACCCACAAACTTATGCGCAGACTGATAGCATATTATCTCTACCCTGTCCAAATACAGTTCAAA